CCCGGCGGCTCGCTCCCGTCGGGCTATCCTTTTATCAGATACTCGCAGAATCGCTCATATTGCCAGCGCCGCTCGGCGGCGTATGCGGCGGCGTCTGCGGCGGCGTATGCGGCGGCGTATGCGGCGACGTCTGCGGCGGCGTATGCGGCGGCGCGTGCGGCGGTGTATGCGGCGGCCTTATCGCCATGCCGCGCCATCTCTATGGCCTGCCGTGGCCGCCTATCATCGGGGAACTGCGCCTCGAAAATCGGCAGCACGCGCTCCGCGCAATCGCACGCCCAGGCTACGGCTACATTGCGGTCCCAGTTCATCCGTCGCGGCAACCGCGCCTCGCGATAGGCGCTTTTGTCGTTGCCGTCCAGGTGGTCGCCTCGCCCTTCCATCTCATAAATAGCGGGGCCTAGCCACTGCAACACCTGCTCGTCTCTACAACCATGATAGCCGTTAGCGCACAGCTTAAGCTTGCCTTCGACCGCTGGCATCCATTCGCCAGGCGTCCAGGAGCCGTCGGCATTGCGAATTGGCAGACTCCACTTGCCCTTACCGCCGTGGTAACACTTGCCGTCCTCATTCAGCACCTTGTACAGCATTTCGCTCCCCTCTCTATGGGCCGCTCGGTTGCCTCCGGGCGGCTTCTCATTTCCCTCGTTGCGCCATGTACCACAACTGGCACGGCCTGCTACACCACTCGGCTTTTATGCATCCTGTGCATACGCTGTTCTGGCTGAACTCATCGGCCCTCCATTCCTCTAGCTGCTCGAACTCCTCTTTGTACAGCGGCCTGCTACTAGCGAACCGCAGGCCCCGACTGTGCTTGCCTAGCGTCAGAAGTTGCCACATGGTCGGCCTCCTCGCCATGATTGACCAGGTACTCTCGCACCGCTTCATCGATCAGGCGGCTAATGTAGACCCGCTGCCGCCGCGCTTCGGCTTTCGCACGTACGTGCAGGGCCTTGCTGATTTGCACCACGGTCCAAGGCTCATCCATGTTGCGCCATCCTCACCCAGTCCTGGGCCTGGTAGACCTGGCTGCCCAGCTCGCTCACCCAGCCTATGATCTCGTTGTACGTTTTCCAGTCCTCGGCATCGCCGGGCGTAACGTTGATCTGGTCCTCACCCGCGCTATACCGCGCCTCGACCGTCACCTCCGCGTCGGGATAACAGCGGACGATCTCCTGGCGCAACTGGTCCGCATAGGCATCGGCGCTGGCGTCAATGTCGTACTGGTCCATGTCATCCCAGTCGCCGTTGAACAGATTGTCGCTGTGGCTGATAACCTCGATTTGCGTTTTCATTGCGTCCCTCCTCGTCAGTCTCACTCACTCATCCTGTCGTAACAATCTGGGCAGGATGTCCCTCGGCTGGCGCTCATCGCCTCTGACGCGGGTACGGTGTGCCCACAATCGCAGCGGACCATTTTCTGCGCCGCCATTTTCGCGGCGGCCTTGGCAACCAGGGCCGCTTTCCGCTCCCGCTCAATGCCTTTGAGCCTCAGGCCGTCTATCTTGAACAGGACGCGGGTGTCGCGGTACAGCGCCCGCCATTCCTCGCTCGCGAACTCTGCGTATGATAGGCCATACGCATGACTGCTGATTTCCTGATCCGTGTGGGGCTGTACCCCGCAGGCCTCACAGGCTCGCTCATAACCCTCGCGGGTGTCTACCCCGTCAAACCACGACGGGGCGGGGTGCATCTGGTAACCGGGGTTGTACATCTCTGGCATCTCGTCCTCTGGCGTTCCATTGTACGTGCTGTGTGTGTATTCCATCTCATCCCTCCCTGTCTCTCTGCTTATATTTCCATTATAACACGCCGTCTGGCAAATGTCAAGGGGCTACGCCAAACTTTAAGGTGCAAAGTTGAGGACGGCCAAATCGCCAAAGCGCTCGCTAGCCCAAGCATCATAGGCATGGGCAGCCTCTATCTCAGATTCGAATAGGCCCAAGTGCATATTCTTGCGCCCTATCCGGCCTTGAACTTGCCATCTGATCAGTCCGCTACGCCGTATCAGCTTGACAACGCCCTTGTACTGGCTCGTGCATCCCGCAGGTTTTCGAGAATGGATGCGATTCTGCCTTCTGGTGACAAGCCGCAAGTTGCTGCGCCGATTGTTTAGGCCGTTATGATCTATGTGGTCTACCTCTAGGTGGTCTGGCGCGTTCATTATGAGGCGGTGCATCAAGATTTGCTCCTGGTGCTTCCGTCGCCTACCTATCACATAATCAGAGTTCGGAGACGTTCCCATGAGATACCAGCGATATGGGGATACCAGCTCAAAGTCCTCATCATCTATGATAGCGACTGCTTTGTTGTGAACCAACGTGATCTCGCGCATTTGACGTGGCCTCCCTAAACTGGAACACCCGCCATCACCAGGTAGGGCCTGGCGGTGGCGGGCGGGTTCCCGATCTATTGCCGGAGCGACTGCCCTACAATCGCATCCATAGCCTCATTATACCACCAACCGCCGGGTTGTCAAAAAGCCTCGCCTGTTGACCGCTCCTGCTACATCTCCCACAGCAGCGCCGATGCCAGCTTGCGGACTCCCGCCGACAGGTTGCCGCCGCCTAGCTCGCGCAGCGCGTCGGCCATGTCCGGCGGGAGCGTAACGGTGTATTCCACCATCGGCTCCTGGTAGAGCGCAGGGCGGCCAGCGCCCTCTCGCTTGCCGCCCCAGTTGCGTATCGGGCGGAGCTCAGGCTCGCCGCCATTCTCATAGTACGCGATGCGCTGACGAATGGCAGCAGCCCCCGCCGCATCTCCGGCGGCGAGGGCTTGTGCGAGAGCTTTGTCAAGATCAGTCAAGATTTGCGGGGTGCTGTTCATTATAAAGTCCAGATCACGGTCACCAGCGCCTTGACCCGCGCTAGCGCCTCTTCACGGTCATCATACTCAACCGCGCTGGCCTCCAGCACTTGCTCAGCTGCTTCGTCTGCGGTCAGTGCGCGAAAATAGTCAACGTCCTCTTTGCTGTAGCTATCTATCTGGCGAGAGATCGCCTCGTCGAAGCTGATCCGGTCTGCCATGCTGCCGCTCAGGTTGTATCTCATCTGTACGCCCTCCCGTCCTCGCTCGACATGAAGGCGTCCATGTGCGCTGTGTCATCATCGCTCATCATCTCCGCTGGCTTCAGCCCCGCCAGCCTGCAGGTCAGATTGGCGATGCGGATGTCGTTGTCCTGGTGAGCCTGGAACAGCTCAACTTTCGTTACCCGGCCGAACATGGTGGTCAGGTCCAACCCGGCGATTTGAGTGTCAATCGCGTCATTGGCCATGGTGTACTTTGTGATCTTGCTCGTGATCTCTTCTTGTTCGCTCATCTTATCCCTCCTCATTTCCTTTATAGCTTGATTATATCACATAGTTTCTAGTTTGTCAAGCATACTGAACTAGTTAACTAAATATCCCCCTGGCCCGTGGGAGGGAGGACACGAGCCAGGGTTCACACAAGCGCGCCGGGGGAGTGACGGCTCGCAGCTAGATGTCTACAGTTTTCTGGCGTGAGCAACTTGAGACGCGCTGAAGGCCGCAAATCCCGCCGCCAGCGCAGCCCACGCGCCTTCGATGGTCAGGCTATCCTCGCAGCCCAGCGCGTAGCCCAAGAGCCACAGGCCCACGCCGATCAGCATACAGGCCGCCAGGATGACGATGCGCTTGACCCGCGCCGGCCACAGGTCGAAGCCGGGCACCCATTCGGCCACGTAGCTCAGGATGAATCCCAGTACCGCGCCGATGCCAGACTCACTTACCGCGTCCAATAAAAGTTTGCACATTCTCGCCTCCTTGTGTATTCTGTCCTGTCCCGTGTTACCCGTTGTACATATCGCGCCACCGCCTCCGGCAGCGCGTCTCGCCACCCGTCACCGTGCGCTGTGATGAGCCGCTTGACCGCGCCGTGGCCCATCGCGTAGGACGCCACCGCTCGCTCGGTATCGCCGCTCCAATAGGCCAGATTCCATTGCAGGATGTTCGCACTTTTGTCTAGGTTCTGCATCGGATCGAAAGGATCCTCAGGCCACCAGTCCCACGCACTTTGGTTTATTTGCCCTAGCCCGACGCACCCCGCCGGACTCACCGCGTCTATCTGCCATGCGCTCTCTGCGGCTATGAGCCGTGTGAACAGGCCCGCGTCCAGGCCGTAACGCAGCGCGGTTGCAGTGGCTAGAATGAGCAGGATGTTAGCCGACATTCCCCTCGCCGTCGGCAGTTAGCGCATACGTTACCTGCCTCACCAGCCGCCCGTTCAGCGTCGGCGATACGCGCTGGCATAGCCGCAGCCGTCCCGCTCGCTGGAGGTCTCGCAGCCTATCGCGCACACGTGAGACGCCCCAACCGAGCGCCGCGCATAGCTCAGCCACGCTCACGCCCTCGCCGCCTGCGTTGTCGTGGTCTGTCATCGCGGCGGCTAACGCCTCCAAGTCCTGCATGGTAAAGTCCGGTCGTGGTGTCATGCCTCTTCCCTCCCTGGCCTCGGATGCTCGTACAATAGCGGTATCACCTGTACCGCCGCCTGGTTCCGCTCCCGCCATGCGGCGTCTATGTTCAGCAGCACGCTCCCAATCCACCGGCTCAGCATCCTCATCGGCGCACGGCTCTTCTGGGCATAATGCGTTTGCAGCTCCCACGCCGGGCAATGGACCGCCACCTGTAGCCCATGCTGGACGCACCAATAGTCGAGGTGGAGGTGCGAGCGAACGATGCAGTCGGTCCCGCCCAGCCAGTCGCTATTCTCCGCCGCGAATCCCAGTAGCTTGTCCAGGCTACCCGACCTGTACCGCTCGAACCCTGGCGCGTTGTGCGCCACGTCCAGCACCACGCCGTCAATGTCCGTTAGCTCCCACGCCTTCGCATACCGCCCCGCCGTCGGCCTAGCCCCGCACCATTCCGCCAGGGCCTCGGCGTGCATCGCAGCCCGCCCTTCGTGATAGTCCGTGCCCTCGCGCCAGAACACGACGCCGCCTGGTTTCAGCCGCGATAGTATCGGCGCTAATAGTAGCCTAGCCGCCCTTGCCTGAAACACCGGGTCAGGCTCGCACAGGAACCGCCCCTCGTCTTTGAGCTGTTGCCCGTCTATCATGTCGCCGTTTGCAAAGATCACATCCAGCACGGGCAGCTTGGCCGCCATGTCCTGCCAGCACTCGTTCAGGTAACGCTGGCCGACGTTGGGCGCATACTCGCTCCCGTAGCTGGTGGTGAACCCTTCCGGGAATGGCGCGTATAGCGAGCCGGTATGCAGATCGCCCACGACGAGCGCGGTCTTCATGGCAGCTTGAACCCGCTCCGGGCAAACTCCATGAACAGCCATACCAATAGCGCCAGCCCTACGGTGCTGATCGTTTTGACCACCGTCTCACGGGCGGTCTTCCACGCCCAGTTTTCCGGCTTGCACATAAGCTCTTTGACGCATTGCGCGATGATGGTCATGTCGCCGTTCATGCCGTAAAGCAGCCAGCCGAGGTCTTTGTTGGTCACGTCGTTTCCGTTGTGCAATAGCTCCTCGATCTGCCTTTTACGCTCCCCCAGGTTCGTCGCCAGTTGTGATGTCGGCATGGGGTCTCCTTATGTTGTGCGCGGAGCGGCCCATTCCGCCCCGTGTCGTTTGCCGCTATGCTACCGCTCGCACTACCTCGTACCCGATCCGGCAGGTCCCGCTCCACACGTTGACGGTATCCCCGCCTACCAGCGCCTTGACCTGCGCGTCCACAACCTCGCCGCCCCAGGCCGACAGGTTGCCGGTAACGGTCTCCTGCAGCTCGATCAGGATGTCCCAGTCGCCTGCCTCGCCGGATACCGTCAGCGAGCCGTTAGCCGCGCTGCCCGTGTATGCCGCGCCCGCGAGATATTGCAGGCCCGCCGTCGCTTCGATGTACACCAGCGACTCGGCGTCGGTGTCCGCGCGCGGGTTTGCCTTGATGCCCAGCCATAACTTCGTGGCCGCTTCCAGGTCCGCCGTGCTCGTGCTGGTTACACTCTGCGACAGCGTGTGCCACAGCGTCAGCGCGATCTGGCCACTGCTGATCGCAGCCGCCTCGGTTGCAGACACGGCCAGGGATACCGTCACATCGTCGGGCGTAGCCACGCCGTCTATCTGATCGCTCAGGGTCTCTAGCGTGTCAGAATCCGCGCCGGTTCGGGCGATATAGGTGCTGCCCGTGTCAGCGGCTTTTATCGGCCATGCCGTCGTTTCGTCGAACGTGGCCGAGGTGATCGCGTCGTCGGCCAGCGTCATCGCGTCGCCAGGGACGGCCAGCCCATCCTGTATCGCCGTCACCGCCGTGCTATTCGGCGCGTCTACCAGGTCCATCTCGTCACCTGCTTGCGCCGCCGTCTTTGCCGCGTCGTATGCCGCCGTTAGCGTCATCTCGTCGCCAGGGTCAGCCGTGCCGCGAGAGGATACCGCCGCGTCCAGGTTGGCCAGCCTAGCGTCTCCAAGCGCCGTCAGGCCCGCGCCCGTGCCGATCACCTCATCTGTCAGATCGCTCACGAACTCGGTATCGGCCACGTCCTCAGCTACCACCGCCGCTGTAGCAATGAGAGAGACCGTGGCCGTGATCCGCATCCCCACCGTTTGCCCAGCCGTTAGCGCGGGAAGGGTAACGCTCCACTTGTAGGGCGCGCCACCGCTGATAGTCACCACGTCAGCCGTTGCTACACCCGCTACGTAAAGTGTCCCTATCGGCCCAACCGATGGCACAGCCAATGCGCCTGTTGCATCTCGCACGTCAAAGTTCCCCGTCCAAACCTGCCCGCTTTTTACTGTCATGTGCGACCCCCAATGGTAGCGTCTTGCCCCATATAGAGAGTTGTGGTATAATTGCGTCTAGGAGGAACATAGCCATGAACAAAGGTATTCCGTACGGATTCTGTCATTGTGGATGTGGGCAACGGACTCGCATCGCAACCAGAACTCACTCGTGTTGGGGGCACATCAAGGGAGAGCCACTTCGATTCATTCCTGGACATGAAAACAGGGGCCGAAATACACCTATTGTGGAGCGACTTCTCCGCAGACTGAGTATTGGTGAACCAGACCAGTGCTGGGAATGGCAGGGGGCTCGCGAAGCAGGATATGGCACACTGCATCATTCTGACGGCTCTAGAGCTTTTGCGCATCGTATTGCCTACGAGCACTTTGTTGGCCCGATTCCAGACGGCGCAATTATTTGCCACCGCTGCAATAATCGTGCTTGCTGTAACCCTGCGCACCTCTATGCTGGCACGGGAGCCACAAACGCCCAAGACAGAGCGCAAACGCCCAATCAGTTTCGTGGAATCGGAGAAGAGAACCCTTCGGCGAAACTGAATGAAGAACAAGTCATACAGATACGCCAAGAGTATGATTCTGGAGAGTCGCCAAGGGTTCTTGCGGAACGTTACGGCGTGACCAGTCAGAATATCATGCTTATAGTGAAGCGCCAGCACTGGAAGCACCTGCCGTAGCCTCATCCTATCAGCCCTCCTCGCCACGGCGAGATAGATACCGGGCCTGCGCCTCCGCCGCCTGTGCCGTATTGGATCGGCCCTATCGTGATGTGCCCGTCGGTGTTGGCGTGAGCGCCCAGATACGCCGCAGGCCAGCCCACGTCTCGCAATGCCGCCTGTGCCACCGCCGTCAGCGAGAAGTCGCCTGTGGCGGCGCTGGTGAATGGGTCGGCCCCCAGCGCCACATCGTTCCCCAAATCTACCTTCGGCGGTCGGTCATACTGCTCATCCACCGTGTTTTGCCAGAAGGCGTTGTATCCCACGACAGCGGCGAGCTTATCGTCCAGCCAGATGGCCTTGCCGCCTACGCCATTGAAGCCGCAGATGATGTTGTTCATAATCACAGGCTCGAATGCCTCCAACACTCCGCCATATATCCCACTGGCCGTGCCAGCTACGCTCTGGTAGATGCTGTTGTGCTGGACAGATGTGTCATAGCAGCGATACAAATGGATGCCTATTGAGGTCGTGGTCGTCAGGTAGATGACATTACGCCATATCGCCACGGCGTTTTGTGCCAGCGTGAAGACGGCATTCCCCGCCACGCCCGTGATATAGTTGTCCAATACTGCACCTTGATAGATTAGTATCGCGCCACTTGTCCCTGCCACGCCGCCGTTGTGAATATAGCAACCAATCACCTCTGCGCCGTTTTGCAGATTGATGCCATATACCGCGCCGCTCCACGTGTCTACCTCGCAGCGGAATACGGTGCAATGATTAGCCAGATTGAGTGGGGCTATAGCGCCTACGTTATGGCAGCGCAGGTCCACAAACGACACGTAGGCCGGCACACCGGCCATAATAGTGAACCCGCCGCTATTGCCGTTGAGCGCACCGCGACCACCGTCGTTAGCTGCCGCCGTGTAGCCGCGCAGAATCAATGGCTGCGTGGCCGATAGAGCGCCGTTGTTGACGATGTACTGCACCAGATTCAGCGAGGCGGCCAGCACGTCCGGGCCGCTGGACTTGATGTTGATCTGCGTGCCGTCTGCGCCCTCTAGCGCGGTGTCCAGCGCGTGCTGCGTCGTCAGCCACGGCGCGGCCAGCGAGCCAACGTTGCCGTCGTTGCCGCCTACTGGGTCAACGTAATACAGGTTGAGCGCCATGTCCTACCTCATCCGATAGTCGCGGTCACGCCGGCCATCTTGACGTACAGCCGCCGCAGCGCCTCGGTGTTGTATGTGTCCAGTATCACCTGTACCGCCGCCGCGATGCTGGCAACCTCGCCCTTCGTCAGCTGCGAGACGCCCGCCAGCCCGGAGCCGTCGGCGATGACCTCGCCCGATGCCAACAGCGCCCAGGCCGCGATCACCTGGCCGTCGTACATCTGATCCAGCGCGGCCATGTGGTTCAGCAGCCGCGCCAGCTCGCCAGCCATCGCTCGCTGTTGCCGCACGTATTCGGATAGGATGCTCTGTTGTTCACTCGTCAAGTCGGTAAATGCCATGTGTTGCCTCCTATGCTTTTAGCTGCGTGATCCGCAGGCCAGGGACGCCGAAGGTCAGGATGCGCGTGGAGGGACGAAGGATGGTTGTGCTCATAGGTAGCTCGTGCTCTTGACCGCCCGCGCTAATACCTGCGCTTCGGTCTCTCGCGCCTTGTCAATCGTACTGACCTCCAGGTCGTATGTCAGTAGCCCCTTGGCATCCACCCGCGTTGTCACCCCCACGATGTACAAATCCTCGTCTATGCTCACATAGCAGCCATCGGCGGTATAGTCCCTGTACACGACGCGGATCGTCTCGCCCGGCCTTATGCGCGTGTTGCATATCACCGATAGGCGATAGTACGTGTTCACCTGGCTACGCTGGCGCAGGTATTCCACCGAGCGGTCAACTAGCGTGTTTGCCGCATACTCGTGATGCACTAGGAGCGAGTCGCTTTGCTGCATTCGCACGTCATCGAACTTTTTCCACGACTCGATCAGGCCGTATGCCTCCTCCCCGCGCTTCGACTGGACGTATTGCCCCGCCGCACTTATGGTGTATTCCGGCGGCTCTAGCCGCGTCGTATATAGCAGCGTCACCCCATCCGACGTTTGCGGATACACCCGCGTCACCAAGTCCTCACAATCCTCCTCCCGCGAGAGCGAGAGGATCAGCGCCACACCCTCCGCCGTCGGGTCCGCTGGCGTCGTGGCCCGGATGCCGCTGGGGTACAGCGTCGGCCCCAGCCATTCCAACGTCCGCGCATAGCCGATGCGGAAATGCTCCCGAATCGGCAGCCCGCCCTCGTCCGGCGGTATCACCGGGTCCACCGTGTCATACGTGGTGAACTGCTGCGCCACGGTCCACTCGGAGGGCAGCTCCAACGCGCTGTCATCCCAAACGCGCAGCCGCCAGTACACCGTCTGGTCATAGGCCAGGGGCAGCCCGCCCCACACCACCGACCCCGCCGCGCTGTATACCTGCTGCGTGTCCCACAAATCCGCCTGGCCGATGTACAGCTTGTCAGCGCTTGTGGCGGCCAGAATGCGATAGCGCGACTGCGAATCGCCGTTCACGTCGTAGAACGTCCAGCTCAGGTCCGGCGTCAGGTCGTTGACTTCCGTCGGGTTCGTGAACCCCTCGCACTTGGGGCTTCTCGCCTCCGGAGCCACCTCGGTTACAGGCGGCGCTCCCTCTCGCGTGGTGAACGTCTGCACCGCGCAATATGGCCCGACCGCCCCCGCGTCATCCCACGTCCTGACGGCCCAATAATAGGTTGTCTCCCATTCCAGCGCATAACTCGCCCCGGCGTCGAAATCATAGGTAATGTCCTCATGGTCCGCCGCCACCACCTGGCCGGTGTCCCACCAGGTCCCTGTGCCCCCGCCCACCTCTCCCGCGCTCTCGCCGACGATGATCTGGTATGCGTATTGGGTATCGCCCGTATTGTCATCAGAGAACGTCCACGAAAAGTCCGGCGTCAGCGAGTCCACATTGCCGGGGTTGGTCATCGGCGTGCCGTCCACCTCGACCATCGGCGACAGCGGCGCATTGGGCGCGACATTCGGCTCCTCCAGCGTGTCCGGCTCCACGACGATCAGATGCACGTAGCACGGCCCGGTGACCAGGTTCTCCGGCCCGAACGCGCCGTCCACCACCGTCACGGGCACGACGGTGGACTGCCAGCCTGCGCCCACGCCCGTCTCGGAATAGATCACCGTCACGTTATAGTCGCCGTCGGCCCCGAATCCCGACGCGGTGATGGTCAGGTTCGCATCGGCGCAATAGCCGATCCCCGCATCGTCGTACTGCGTCCCTTTGATCGCGGCGGGAGCGCCTGTATAGGTAGCCGAGCTTTTGGCGTAGCCCGTCGCATTGACCGATACCGTGCTGCCCGTCGTGGAGGGCTTTCGCATCCACGGCCCGATCCAGCCCTTCTCATAGTTCGTCAATACGGTGTACTCGGTGTCGCGCCCGACCCACATCGCCGTCTGGTCCTGCGGGTGGTTCATGAACGCGACCGCCCACGTCCAGAAATCCCCCAGCGTGGCGTCGGTATCTATGTCCGCTATCTGCTGCATCAGCTCGGAGCCAGGGGCGGCGATGTAGTCTGTGTCGAATAGCCGCATCCCGTGGGCCAGCCCCGTCAGCAGCGCGGCGTACATATCCTCCGGGTTGCTCTCGATGTCGCCGTGCTCGTAGCCGACCCACATCCCCCTCGGCGCGTTGTACTCCGTCGGGTGGTTGGCGTCTATCACCCAGCCGGTGGTCATGTAGTACGAGATTTCCGCCGTGCCTCGCTCTACCCCCCCCGTCGGCGGGTTGTAGGTGTGATTAATCAGGTCCGCGCCCAGCACGTTCTGCTTGAAGTGAACGCCCCGGCTGGCGCAATAGGCCGCGTTGTCGCGCCGATCCTGCGTGCCGCCCAGGAAAAATATCGGCGTGGTCTGGAACGCCGCGTCAAAGGCGGCGATCGTGGGCATGGTCAGGTTTAGCGTCGGGTTCTTCGTGTCCGTGCCCAGCGAGTCAAAGATCGCCTCGCCGCTGATCCCTGTGCAAATCCAGATACTGTGTATGCGCGGGTCGCCGTCCCACTTTGCGCCCAAGGCGGCGATGAATTGCAGCCAGTATTGGTTCCACAAGGAGCCGTTGAGCCACATCGGGAAATAGCCCGTCGGCCCCGGCAATATCGGCCAGCCCAATGCGGGCCCCTCATCATCGCCCATCAGCGTGTATAGCCACGACGGGGTGTAATCCGATCCCGCCGTGGTCATCAGCATAATAGAGAGCGCGACTTTTTTGCCGAATGCCTCCGCGCCTGCCAGATAGGTCTCGATATAGTCATTTGAGCCGGGCGTCCAGTCGTAGACGCCGTTGCCGGGGTTGGCGATGGCCCAGGTCGTCCAGTACCACGAGTTGAACGCGCCCCACGTGTTGTAGGGCGGATCGGTCGGGTCCACCCCGCCGCCGGGGTCCAAGTCGTTCATCAGGAAGAACGCGCCCTCTGGCTCTAGCCTGCTCACGTCGTTTGCCCCCCGCTCTCCGCCAGCGATACCAGCGCGGCCAGCACCGACTCGCCTTTGAACTGTGTATAGTGCGCGGCCTCGGTCTGCGGATACGTCCCCTGCCAGCCGTCCGGGGCGTGGTTCATAATCAGGTTCACGCCGTCCGTCGTGGGCAGGTCCGCATACACTGCCACCTCCTCGAGCTTGACTGTGATGTTGTTGCCGATGTCATCCTGGCGAGAGATGCGGATATAGAACCATGTGTCGCCCGGCTCCACTGCCGCCACTCGCGCCCAGTCGCTAGGCCGCTCCCACACCACCGCGCCGTTTTTCCCCAGCATGGCCGTCTCGCCGCCGCCGATGTCCGCAGCCGTCCCGTCGGTTACGGTGATGTCTTCCCAGCCCGCGCTGGTATAATACTGCACGCGCATGAGCGCATAGGCCGCGTTCACCGTGTCGATGTAGAAATATGCCTGGTCGAATCGAGCATCATAGCCGATGTACAGATAGTCCCCGCCTAGCTCGCCGTGGTCCTCGATGTCAATCACACCCGTGACCGTGCCCAGGTCGCCGTCGCAGGCATACGGCCTGTCCTGCTGGCCGGACGTGTTCACCGAGCGGACAGTGCCCACGTATTCGCCTACCACCACATCGTCAATGTAGGTCCATGCCTGCCCCTGTATCTCTAGCTCGCCCACGGTGCGGTCGGCTAGCTCGCCCAGCAGGTCGCAGCCGCTAACGCGCAACATCGGCGGCTGCCCCGCCTCCCACGCCACGCGCTTGATGATGCCGGAGCCTAGCTCCTGCCTCACGCCGTCGCGGTCCATCATGAAGGCCCACACAATGCGCCGAGGCGATAGCAGCGCCGCCTGCGGGTCGGTGGCGGGAACCGCAAACGAAAACGATCCCGCGCCGTCCAGCACCGCCGTAGATTCCCAGTCCGAGGCGGTGGTGATCGGCCCGGAACCGAGCAGGGTTTCCACATCATCCACCCCGCCGCCAGCCTCGTACACGTCCACCCAGAACGCGCCCACTAGTACCAGCCCTCATAGTATGAGACTTCGACTGTGGCCGTGGCGTCGCCGCCTGTGCGCGAAATGACAAAGTTGTTGTAGCCCGGAACGAGATGGACAAACTCCTGGACCTTGTGCAGCGACGGCGTGATCTCCATGTACTGATAGCCGTCAGTCAGGTCCGAACCAGGAGGCCCGACCGTCACGGTGGAATCCCCCGAATCGACAATGAGTGTCTCCCCGACGGATATGGTCCCCGACCAATACCAGTTGGTCAGCCCCGGCACAGCCACGCTATCCTCGACCACGTTGTGCGCCACGCCCAGGTCGGTGATGTCTACCGCGCCCGGATCGAATGTCATCGTCACCGCCGTCACATGGGCATTGCCATCGTTGCGGCACACTATGGTTGTGCTCGTCCTCGCCAGCGTGTGCGTCTGCGTCCAATCGCGGCCATACCACGGCCCCGCGTCGGTCTCAAATACCAGCGTGTACTCCGCCCAATACTGCTGGTCCCGTGGCGATAGCTCGCCCGTCACCTCCACGCACCGCGCATAAATCCACTGCAGGCTCAGCCCCGCGCCGTGGTCCCGCCACAGCTTGGAGCGTTTGCCCAAGAGGGCGTTCAGCGCGTCCGCTTTCGCTTGCATCTCCTCTAGTGAGTCAGCGACCCATTCGCCGCGTATGGTGATGTCTCGTGGCAGGATCGGCGGCGGCACATCGTCGCGGCCCCAGTCATACGATAGGCCCCCCGGCAATACTAGCCGCGTGCTCTGCCCCTGGCCCGGTCCGTGGGGCATGGCCGCGTCAGTGAGCGGCAGCTCCTCCGCCAGCGCCCACGTATCCCCGAATCGGCGGATAACGGGCAGTTGCGCCCGTGGCAGGTACATGGACACGTTGTCATAATAGGACACGCCGCCCGTGTGATGGTTGGGCGAGCGCAGATACAGGATCATGCGATAGCACCCGGCGGGGCAGGTAAATGTCGTGGAATACGTCACCCAGCTAGTCGTCGTGTTGCTGGTTGAGACGTTCCCGGTGATCGTGGTAGAGTTGGTGAAGTCGTACACCTGATACGACGGGCTATAGGTCCCGTCGCCGCGTGTGTCCATCGTCAGCGTGAGCACGGTCCCCGGCAACGTGCGGATGTGCTGCGCTAGATAGGCGTTATCCGCCCCGTCGCAGGCCGTCAGCTTGGCGCAGTACGTGCCCTCCGTGCAGGTGGCGCTGGATTGCTCTATCACGCCGTCACTGGTCGAGCCGAGGTACTCCGTCCATCCCGCGAGAACGTCAGCGCCGCCCGCCCCCGCGTCCTCGAAGCCCCGGTTGACCACCATCTCTCCCACGCGATTCACGGTCATGCTGGCACTCCGATCTGTCTCAGCGCCCTCACGACGCCGGTTTGCACCTCACGGGCATTGCCGTTAGCGACGTGGATGACAATCGCGCCAGGAGCCACGTTGACGGTCGTGCCCCCCATCGCCTTGCGCGTATCGCCCGCGTTCATGACCTGGCTGCCCGCTGGCAAGTTGACCAGCTCAGGCCCGCGCTCGCCGACCAGCGACCAGCCGCCAGGAGCGGAGGTGGTGCCGAGAGCTTGGCCGGGCACACGGCCAGGAGCGGGGAATGGGCCGTAGGGTGCTTGCGCCACGCCGTATTGCTGGCCCGTGGTGGCCGTCTCCCCTGTGGGCATCTTCCACGGGTAGTATGCCTCGGTTAGTCGTTTCGTTTCCTCTGGCGTGGTCCCCGTTAGGCTCTCCGTCAAGCCCAGGAAAAACTCTTGCGCCGCCGTTGCGCCCAGGTCCCATAGCGCCTGGCCGATGTTGCCGATAGCCCGCGTTATCATGCCCACAACAGAATCGCCAAACTCCTGGCTAGTCGAGTCGAAGCCGAATAGGGCCGCCAGCCCATCGCCCAAGGATTTGCCGAGGTTATATCCACCCAGTTGCCAGCGTAGCCTGGTATCATCGGCATGGACCCATCCAAGCAGTTCTGTTGACCAGTCCAATAGCCGCTTGGGGAGGCTCTTCGCCTCAGCCACAAGGCCATCCAGCAGTTGCTTCCCCAGGCCCTTGCCAGCCGCCGCAAATACCGCGCCCAGGTTGCCGAATCCGCCAGCCTCCTCGCCCTCCCCGCCGCCCTCAATGAGCGCGGTCTTGGCGTAGCCTTCCATGAACGCGCCGCCGATGTCCTCGCCTTGGCTCTCGGCTTCCTTCCGGCGCAATTCCACTAGCCGCGCCTGGATGTTCCAGAACTCGGCGCTGCCTTGCTCAGCTTTGGCGAGCTCCTCTTCCCATATCGGTATCTGGCCCGATGCCGTCCCCGCTACCGTCAGGCGGTATTGCAGATACGCCTGCTCTCTCGCCTTTTGCTCGGCCTCCGCTGCCCTGGCTGCGGCCTTTGCCGCCGCGTCTGTCTCGGCTTTGTCCTTGGCCTGTACCGCCGCCGTCTGCGCCCGGATAGCCTCTAGCATCTGGCTCTCCGCCGTTACCCGGCTAGCGATGCGCTTTTGCTCCAAGGCCATCGCGTCTTTGGCGGTCTTCTCTTCCTTCTCGGCCAGCGTCAGCTTTTGCTTTGCCGCGTCCACGGCCTCGGCGTCGCCGGTCTCCTCAGCCTCGGTTAGCGCTCCCTTTGCCTCGGCTACCCCCGCTACGGCCTCTTTGACGCGCTTGTAGCTGGACAGATAGGCCTCGTAGCCCAGGCCCTTCGGCCCTAGCTGCGTCCGCAGTTGCCTGCCGGATACGCCGCCCCCCGCGTCTATCTGCTCCAGGAACGGCGCTAACTCTTTGCCGATGTTGAGCATGGCCGGCTCTATGGCCGGGGTAGCCCCCGCCCAGCCGTCCAGCCACGCTTCCGCCGCGCCCAGGCCCCAGTCGGTCAGCTCCGGCAGTAGCTTGGGCGGCGAGCCAGGGGCCAGCCAGTTCGTGATCTCTTTGCCGAAATCTCGCAGCGCAGAGGATACCGCGCCGCTGCCAGCGATACCGGAGGCGAACTGGTCAACGATGTTCGCGCCCCAGTTAGCTGCATCAGCGGCCAACGTGCCAAACCAGCCCGCCCACTCGCTGACCACGTCGCCCAGCCAACCCGTCGCCGCCGCGAACATATCACGGCCGATGCCTAGCAGGTTCCCTACCGCGTCGCTTTGCAGGAACGTCAGCAGCCCCGCCATGCTGGCCTTGTAGCCCTCGAAGATCGGTTGCCCCCACTCGCGCTTCTGGTTGTCGATGAACTCACCCAAGTTGGCCTTGACGCCATCCAGCGTCTTGGACTGGATCGCCATCAACCCACCGAATTTCTCATCAGTGAGCTTTACTAGCGTGCTGAACGCCTCGTCTATGGGCGATACCATCTCGCCCGCCTTGCTGAACTCCAGGCCCATGCGTTTCAGCTCGGCCCGCGTGGTGATGCCTAGTTGTTCGAATCGCCGGATCGCCAGCCCCGTGTCGCCTGTGGAGAAGCGGCCCAGCCACATACCGATTTCCTCAAACGGTTGCTTGGTGCCAGCAGCTATGTCGCCCGTGACGCGCAATATCTCGTCGCCACTGTAGCCCCACCGCTCGGAGGCGTTTACCGCCTGCAGGCCCAGGTTACGCATGAGCAAATCGGCTTCGATGATGCCGGGCATATCAAACGGGGTTTTGAGCGCGAAGTCCTTGAGGTATTCCAGCCGCGCCGCCGTCTCGTCCGCATCGTGCCCCAGTTGCGCGAATAGCCGCGTGGAAAAGCCTTCCCACTCGCTGTTAGCGTTTACCAGCTCAGAGGATAGCCCCCGGATCGCGCCGGATAGCTGGTTCCAGGAGCCGATCACCACGTCGCGCACGAGGAAGCCAGCCGCCGATTTCATCACGTCCCGAAAGACGGTCGACGCCTGGTCTACCCCAACGATGCGTATCCTGGTCTCTTTATCCGCCATTCGGCCTCACTCGTTTTTCGGCTTGCCAGCACTCATAGTCCAGTAACACGGTGTCCAGCGGGATGCCCTGCGCCACGTCTGGTGTACAGTGATACAGGTAGGCGCAGGCCACGTATTGCAGATACCGCGCAGGTAATGGCCCAGCCGTCCATAGGTGGGCCATCACCTGCTCCATCAGTTTCCCGGCAATTTGCGGATGGCCTCGCGGATCATCAGCGTGATCTCGCGTAGCCTCGCCATCGGCTGATCGGCCAGCACCGCGCCGTTTGACACGGCCTTCTGCATCAGCGGCAGCGCGTCGTCAAATGCCACTTTTCCCCATGACCATGCATCCAGCGTGGCAAAGTCGCCCAGCGTCAAGCGCGACAGGTCCACCACGATCTCGTCTTGTTCTGTCATATCCCCTCCCTATGTGCTATGCTGCGGTCGTGATTTCCGGCGCTCGCACCGAGAACTCCACCATGACGGGGTTAGCGTCGGTCGGGTCGGCCTGCGGGTACTGTAGCCGGGTGATGATGCCGTCGGTGATCGTCCACGTGGTCGCCCCGGCCTCCAGAATCCATGAGATGTCTACCGCCGTGCCGCCAGCCGCCTCAAAAGCGGCCTTCGCCAGCTCCCAGCCTTCCAGCGCTTCCTCGGTGTAGATGATGCGGAACGTCACCTCCACCGGTTCCCGTTTGCCCGCTTTGATGATCGCCACGTCGCCATCGAACGTATAGCCCTCGCCTGACCCGCGCCGCTGCTCGGTCGAGGATACCTGGTTAGAGCTGCCGGAGATGTCGTTAAGCTCCAGCGTAACCGTGGTCGCAATGCCGCTATACGATGCTGTAGTCTGTGCCATTCTAACCTCCTGTTATATCGTTACCGCCGTCCACTTTTCGTGGCCGGTCGAACACGAGTCGTTGACCAGCTCATAGGCCATTTCGCCGCAGTTGGCTGCGGGGCAGGGGCTGGGAGCCTGCACGGTCCCCGTCGGGGGATCGTTATCACCGGATATGTCCAGCGTATCCGGGGCCGAGAATACGAGCCGGTTGGTGTAGATAGCCGTTACGATGGAATCCACGTCGGCTGTGCCCAGGGTGTTGGCGCTTACATCCAGCGTCGCCAGGGAGGGCAACTTCGCGCCCCAGGAGGTGTCAAGCGCCCCGTCCAGGCCGTTGTTGGACAGTTCCACCGCCGTCACGTGCCCCGTGGTCACGGTCACGCCATACCAGTCTGTCACGTCGTAGTCATCATCCAGCCAGTTCGTGGCGGTATCCCAGTTCGCGCCGTCCATGTCATCATAAAAGTCCTTAAGGGCTTGCCACTCGGACAATGGCACCCCGCCATGATAGGCGTCCACCTGTTTGCAGCGGAAGGAGAACTCTACCGCCACCGGGTTAGGGTCTGTCGCGTCCGCTGGCGGATAGGTGAATCGCGTCACCACTGCCGACGCGCAGTCATAGGCCCGCGCCGTGGCCGTGCCCGACGGCATCCACTTCACCCAGCAAGGCCCGCCGCCGACCGTCTCGAAAAGGGTCTTGACCACCTCGAATGACTCGGCGGCCTCTTCGGTGTACAGCGCCCGCACGGTCAACTCCAACGGCTCGCGTTTGCCTGCCTTGATAATGGCGGTATCGCCGTCGAATGTATAGCCCTCGCCGGATGCCCTGCGCTGCTCGGTGGCCGCCACCTGGTTCGCGCTGCCCGAAACGTTGGTCCAGGATGAGCCGTCGTCGCTCAGATATACCAGGGCGTTCACCCCGCTCATTGCCACAACCGTTTGCGCCATGTATGCCTCCTAGAAAACCCTAAACGTCAAAGTGACCAGGATACCTACCGCCGTCCTATTATCTGGTAGCTCCCAATTCATCCTCTGCGCTCGCCATGAGAATGAGCGCAGGCGAGGGCGTCCCGTTGTCCCGAATAGCGTACCCTCCTGATCGAATAGAATGTCTTGGATCGCGTCCGCCCATGCACATAAGTCCAGTTCTCCCTCGCCGTGCACTGACTGGATGCGGACCAGCACCCGCGCCTCGATAGTCATGTCCACTTGTTTCAGCGCGCCACCGAAGGCCGATCTGTCCGTTGAGCCATAAGGGTCAACCTCGTTGCTGATCCAATACACGCGCAGCATGGGCATGTCCTGCGTCCCGTCGCTTAGCTCGCTAAGCTCCTGCACCCGCAGATCCGCCAGCCCCGCTTCAAATGTATCTGACACGGCCTGCACAGCATCGGTTGCCAGTGTATCCCAGTCCATTGTGCTCATCTGCGTCGCCGCCTTCCCGCCGAGCTTGGCCGCTTCACCTCAAAGGTTTCCTTTTGGGGCGCAGCTAGCCCGCCGCCCCAGGCCGCCTCAAAGGACACGTCATTCACAGTCTTTGCGATGGCCTTGTCCAGCTCTTTCCCGATTGCGTCTGTAAAGCGCCTCGGCGCGGTCCCAGGATGCCACACGCGCATCGCAAAGCGCGTCGGGCCAGAACTACCACCCCTTATGCTTCGCAACTCGCCGGGCGTAGTTTTGGCGGTATAGCCCGCTCGAAACGCTAACGGATAACCTGGCCCACGCGGTCGTATCTCGTGCGGTTTCGTGCCCTGATCCACGAGCGCATAAATAGGGTCATCCGTCCCCGCCTCCATTACGGTATACCCCGACCGCAATGTTACCGACGCCGTAAAGCCGGGCTTGTGATCCCAGGTATCTACCGTGCGATCAAACAGGACCAGCGCTTGTCGAGCCAGCCGGCGGCTGATCTCGGCCAGATATGCGGACATGGCCTTTGGCCCCTTTTTGAGCCAGTCCATCACCTCCGCATTGTCTAGCACAAACTGGATGGAACTCATACCGACCCCACTGCCCGAATCAATCGGCCATTCGATAGCATGAGCACCACGTCAGGGTCCACCACCTGGCGATAAACCAGCGTCGCCCCGCCGCCCTCAGGCATGACGGCATCCGACCACGCGCTGCGCCCCCGCATCCACCACCGCGCCGCTATGGTGATCGTCGCTTGCTTCACTAGCGCGGGAATCTCGTCCGCGTAGCCCCACCGCGCCGTTACCGTATAGTTCGGCGTCCGCGAGGCAGTGAACGTGCCATAGGTCTCCAGCGTCTCGTCCGAGGCCAGCATGATCGCCGTGTAAGGCGCAGAGAACACCGGGAACTCGTAGGAGCCGTGATAGGCGTAATAGTCGCCGTCGTCTATCTCTTCATCATCGGGATCGGCTACGGCGGTGATTTCCACGCACTCACCGATGTTCAGGTAGGGCAGGCCCCCGCCGGCATACGTCCGCTCTGTGGCTGTGGTCAGCGCCAGGAACCCGTCAGGGCGATTGCACACGCCGTCCACGGCTCGGCTGGCCGCCTCCAGCAGGCCGGTCAGCACCTGGTCGTGTACCGTTCGGGATACGTCTACCTGCGCCCTTAGGTCCTCTGCGTCTGCGTATCGCGCCACGCTTGTCCTCCCCCGGCCAGATAGCCTTGTCTTCGATAGGCCCCCGTTGCATCGCTCACCTCAGGTACAGGATCACGACGCCGCCCTTAGCCGCGTTCGCGCCGGATACGCCCAGGGTCAATTTGTCGTTTGCTACCGCGCCCAGGCCGTCGGCGTGGGATTTCGATACGGCGGCAGCGTTGCTCAGGTCCACACCCAGGCCCACCAGCACGTCGTAGCCGTCTTCGTCCTTCACTACCACGTCGTACAGGTTATCCGGCTTTGTCCCACCAGCGTCCGGCACAAACACGGCCCGCTCCAACACGCCGCTATAGCTCTCCGTCGTGGTGGCGTCTGCTGCCCCGCCCGCGCTGGACAGCCAATCAAACAGCACCTTTTTGACCGTGCCGTAGGTCTCCTCGGTCGTCGTTACCGTTCCTGCCATAGTTGCCCCCTATGGGGAGGGCAGGCCGTCCCGCCCTCCCCCCGCTGTGTTGGTTGCCGTCCGTTATGCCGCTGCCGTCACTACGCTATTCGGGCTGAGAGGCTTGTAGCGCAGATACCATTTGATCACGCCATCCCTGGCCGCGTCCGAGTTGAACATGATGGTCCCCGCCGGGGCGAAATACTCCGTGGGGTTGGTGGCAAACGAGTTGGCCATCAGGACAAACCCCGCTGTGACCGGCGTGAAAACGCCAGAGGTGTTAATGGATCGGTAGCTGGTCCCAGCCGCGTCCGAGTCAATGTCCACTGCCCCGGCATTCATCTCTACCGTCGCCGCTGGCTCGGTCGTGTCCAATTGCAACTTGACATTGGTTGCGCCACCGCCGATCGTAGTGGTCACAATGCCAGCAATCTCCAGGATGTGGATCGGCCCGCCTGCGATAACGAACAGCGCATCATCGCCCAGCAACACCGCGCCGTCGCTCTTTTCGCAACACAACTCCATCGCCACCTGGGTATCGGCAAGCGCCTCCAGCGAGTCGGTGGCGGCATCATAATCGGAGGTGTCCGCCGTTTTAGACAGGATGCGGCTCAGGATAGACCCGTCCGTGATCTCGGTGGTCATGTCCGCGCCCGCCGTGGCGGTTTTCGCCAGGTGGTCCAGGTTCTCGCCTTCCAGCGCGTCCTCGGCCTCGTCCTGCATGGCCTGAAGCGCGTCGGCGGCGAAAGCAGCCGCCTCGATAGCAGAGGCTGCAAACGTGGCCGCCGCGATACCGCCCGCGCCGATGGTGGCCGTCGCGTTGGTCACAGTGTCGCCGTTGGTGGCCGAACCAGCATAGCGGTTGACGCCGAAGCAATCGCCCACCACCGCGCCCACATCGTCAATGCAGGCCACGGCCACATCCGCGCCGTCGAACATGTTGTCCTCGACCACGGGGTTGGTGATCGCCAACCCGCCAAAGTCTAACACGCCGTCATCGAAGGCATCGGTCCCGTCCGAGGCGATGATGTAGTTGCGCCGAATGATGGGCCGGTCAATCACGCCCTCGAACGTCACCCAGGTATCAGGCCCGTCGGCGGTCACTACGACTGAGCAGTCCTCGATGGTGGGCCGCTCGCCGTCCGCTGTTACGGTGAAACCGTCGCGGTCGTTAGCGCCCATGTCCATGTGTACCCGGCGCACGGTGCAATGAGCCGCGTCTATGTTGATGTTGGAGGTGTTCGCGCTGACCGTGGCCTCATTGAAGTACAGGTTTTCGATGACCACGTTATCGGCGCTCACATCGATGCAGTCCAAGCTATTCGCGCCGCCGGTGAACTGGGGCCGGTTGTCGCCGTCGCCCAGGCCGATGATCTTGATGCCGGACACGTCCACGCTGATCTGCTCGGTCAGCGCCTCGCTATGCCCAGGCAGGACGTAGATCACATCGCCCTCATCGCTCTCGCAGTAGGCGATGGCGTAGTCCAGGGTAGCGAAGGGCATGTCCGGGCTTTTGCCGTAGCCGTCGCTATCCGACGCGGCGGTCACTTCCGAGCCGACGAACCAGATCGCGCCGGGGTGTTCTGGCACGTTCTCCACGGTGAACACGCCGCCAGGCTGCACCCTGCTGAATAGAGCCGTTCTGTTAGTCGCCATTTCCGTTTTCTCCTATCCGGGGTTATCTACCCTTGTTAGGTGTGGGGAGCGGATTCTCACCGCTCCCCCGTTCTCGCTAGTCGTTAGTCAGTGATCGCGCTCGGAGGCGTCGCCTGCGCGTATCGCGGCTCGGTCAGGATGTAATCCACGTTGTAAAAGTCCGAGTTCGCGCCAGGGCTGGCCACCGCCAGGGTAACGCAGTCGAATCCGTTATCCACGTCCAGCTCATCCGCGTCGATCTCGATGACATATAGGCTGTTAGCCACCGACAGGTTGAACGTGTCCGAGGTCACGGCGGTCTTGGTCAAAAGGCCGCTGGCCACCGTGCCAGTCCACATATAATCCATGCCCAGCCCGGTGGCGCTGCCCGCGGACACGTTGGTCGCCTGCAACAGCGTAACCGCAGCCGTGCCAGCCGCCCACGCGCCGGTGTGGATGATGATAGTCAGGTGGTCGTAGTTTTTCAGGCTAACATATTTGGCCGTCATCGCCGTGCTAGACATATCCGCCGGGTTGTTCACCCCAATGATTTTAGCCGTCTCAACAAGTTTCATGTCAGGGTTCTCCTTTCTTTCAGGCTTACCGAGCGCCCAGGGTCACAAACGGCGATTGGGTAAGCCCGCTGCCGTTCTTGGGCGTCAAAGCGCTAGCCCACTTGGGCTGGCCGTCCACGCGATAGGTCCAGCGGAAGGTCTGCTCGTCTTCGAGGAACTTGACGTGCAGGCTAACCGCGCTATTCAGGCCGCCCTTGTCGATCACGCCGTACTCGCCCCAATCGGCCAGGATAATGTCGCCCTCATCGCCCAACTTGTCGCATGACTCATGGGGAATGACAGGCCGCCCAAACAGCGTGGCGTACGGCGAGCCGGACACGCCGCCCGCAGGCAGGTACACCGGGACGCCGCCCGTGCCCACGGCCATGCTCATGCCGTACAACTGCGGTTCCACGTCCTGCGCGATCAGCCAGACGGCGCTGGTGCGAGAGCGCGCCCACAACCGCGACCACATCTTGAGGATGTTCTGGAAGACCACGGTGTCCGCAGCCTGTCCGGTCTCTTTGGTCACGCTCACCTTGCAGGCTGCGTTGAGCACGCCCATCGGCTGCCCCGCACCCGTCCCGTTCACAAAGGCGTCTTCGATGGCGAAGGCGAACTCTAGCGGAAAAACCTCGTTGACCAGCGCGGTCAGCAGCGGCGCATCCTCTAGCACCTCTTCCGTCGCGTACATCGCGGCGGACAGTTTGTTGAGCTGCAGCTTGGCCTTGCCGATGGCCGGTTTGCTCGCCGTGGGAGACACGCCCTCAGCCACCCAGTAGGTCTGGATGCCACCCCAGCGGGAGCCGGTCGCCCGGCTGGTTTCCGCCAGATACTGGATTTCCACGCTATTGCCGCTGGTCAGGGGCAGCGGGGATACCATGCGCGTGATCTGCCCGGTCTCGTACACCCGGCGCAGCAGCCCGCCCGCCAGCCCAGGGGCCACGAGGAACCCGCCCTCAGAAGGCGTCGCCTCGTTAAGCCCGCTGGCCTTGATCTCGGCCAGGCGCTTGTCAATCGCGCCAGGGCCCGAACTGCGAGCCACGGCCTGCAAAAAGTCGCCCATGTCCTTGAAGCCGAACATCTGGTCAGGCTCCGCTTTCACGGCGTGCTTCTGGCCGTCGCCCTGGGCGTATGCCTTTTGCAGCGCCTCCAGCTCCTCGCGCTTGGCGATCTCTTTGTCCATCGCCTGCGCTTCTGCGAGCTTGGCGTCAAACTCGCCCTTCTGCGATTCGGTCAATTCGTCCGCTTCCGCGAGCGCGGTGCATCGCGCCAGCAGTTCGGACACTTTCGTCCGCATCTCGATAACGTTCATGTCATCTAACCTCCGTATTTGCGTATGAGCTGATACAACGCGAGCTTGGCGCTCGGCTCGATGGTGGTTTCCGGCGCGTCAGTGAGTGGGCTGTCATCCGGCTCGGCTGCCGCATCCAGGTCCGGCGCATCGTCCGTCGCTGGCTCGTCTATGGGCGGAGTCGCCTCCGCCTCTTTCACGCCCGTGATCGTCGCGGCCTCGTTCATGGCCACCGTCACCGGCGAGATTTCGTAAAGTTTCACTTCCTTCAGGCGGCGCACCCGCCCCGCGTCCGTTTCGGCGTAGTCCGCCTTGACCGCCTCGTAGCCGATGGACAGGTCCGTCAAGGCCCCCGCTTTCATGAGCGCATAATCCTCTCTCGCCCGTTGCACATCCAGCACCAACTGCGCCTTGACGTACAGGCCCCGGTCGTCCTCACGTAGCTCGATGGGCTTGCCGATGACATCCCGCCAGTCGTGTTGATGGCATACCCTGATCTTGTCGCCGCGCTCCTTGAGCGTCTTGCCAAACGCGCCGCGCTCCACCACATCGCCGCCGGAATCCACGTTGCCAAACGTGCTGGCGTAACCCTCGAAAACGCCCAGGTCCGTCAATTCCTTGACCTCAAAGGGAAACGTCTTGTATTCCAGGTCCATCGTCTAGCCTCCAATCCACAAATCGCGGCATTCGTCCCGCGTTAGCCGTCTATCCAGTAGTGGCGAGCCGTGATGCGGGCATCTAGGGTGCGCAGGGAGCGAGCACCGCCTGTACAGCGCCTCCATGCTGGGATACGGGTTCCCCGCCACATACTCGGCGCAAATGGGGCACACGGTCGGATAGGGCACAACCTCCGCCGCCGCCCGTATCTGCGCGTTGTTCGCCCAGAACGCCTCTTTTGCCGCGTTGACCGTCCAGCCGTACTCGGTCTCCGCGATAAATGGCTCCTTGGCCGCCATGCGCTCCGCTTCCCACCCGTTCAGGCGGTATGCATATACCCACCTGTTAGCCGTGGGCGTCTCCGCGCCGATCTGCAATATGGCCCGCGCTAGGTCATAGTTGTAGGTGTTCTCAATGCCACTGGCGACCTCGTTTATATGCTCGGCCATCCGGCGCAATTCCGCCCCCTCTCGCAGATACACCCGCCCAGGGTCGGGGCAGCCGATATGTATCACCTCTTGCCGGATCGCCTCGCCGTAAACATCCCGCGTTGCGCGGATCATCGTTTCGCGCCGCACTCGCACGTGGTCCTCGGTATGCCGCGCCGCCAGATGGACGAGCCTCTGCACATCGGTCATGCTGTCCACTAGAGATTGCCAGTCCAGCGACTTGACCTCGTGCGCGTGTCCCGACGCGCTTATTGGCTCGCTCATTTGCGCTCTTCTGGCTCCGGCGCGTCTAGCGCCTTGCCTTCGCTGGCCGCTCGCCAGGCGTCATCTGAGATGGACAGGATCGCGTTATACGACTGCCAGCGGAAAGCCTCGTCTAGCTCTCGCAGCGACTTGGCGTAACGCTGTACGCCGTCTTGCATCCACTGCGGCGTCAACTCCCACTCCCGCGCCTCGTCCAGGTACTCGTCAATCGGCACGACAATGCCCGCCGCGAATGCCTTCCCCGCCTTCGCTGGCTCGGCTTCCTCGTTGCCCGCGCCCTCGTCTGCTGGCAATGTCTGGGGCGGCGGGACCGCCACGGGTGCCGGCTTCTCGTACTTTTCCGCTGCTGGCTGCGGCTTGGCGCTGGAT